GGGATTATGGGAAAGCCTGGATATGTATATCAAGCAGCTAACTTTCTTTATGGCGGATTTTTATGGACTAACATTTATATAACAGACAAAGGTGAGAAATTACATCCACGTTCCACTAAGGGACTATGCGAAGAGAATGTTGTATTTAAAAAGAAAAGAGACCCATCATTCTTTGACAATAAAAAAGCTGAGAGAATATATTGGTTAACACAAGACTTCCTTGACCATAAAAAAATATCAAAAATACATGGAAAACAATTTAGATACATACTACCATTAACGAAGAAAGCAAGAAAAATGCTTAAGCAATCAAGTGTAACTTGGACATTAAATTATCCAAAGCATAAAGATTTAGAGTGGCATGTATCAACAAAGAATGGTAAACAACAAATAGAAAGTCTACCAAACATTGATAATAATGTTATGGATTATAATAGCAAGAATATAAATGCACACAAATGAAAATTGAAACACTAATATTACGTAACTTAATGTTGAATGAGGATTATACTAGAAATGTAATCCCGCATTTAAGAACTATATATTTTGAAGAACCACATAGAGCAGTCTTTAAAGAGATTGTTAAGTTCGTTAATAAGTTCTCAAAGTTACCAAGTGCTGATGTATTATCAATAGAACTTAGGAATAATCCAAAGGTCAGTCCAGATTCATTAGCTCTTATTCCTGAAATAAGTGTTCAAGAAGGAGAGCAAACAGTAGAATGGTTGATAGAACATACAGAGAAGTGGTGTCAAGATAGAGCAATCTATTTGGCAATCATGGATTCTATTAATATTATAGAGGGTAAGCATGATACATTAGATAAAAATGCATTGCCATCAGTATTAGCTGAAGCTCTTGGTGTTAATTTTGATTTAAGAGTTGGTCACGATTATGTAGATGACTCAGATGAACGTTTTGATTTTTATCATAGAGCAGAAGAACATATTCCATTTGACTTAGAAAAATTTAATACAATTACTAAAGGTGGTCTTGTTAAGAAGTCTCTTAATGTAGCTCTAGCAGGTGTAGGTGTAGGTAAGTCTTTATTCATGTGCCATATCGCTGCAGGGGCCTTGACTCAAATGAAGAATGTTTTGTATATCACTATGGAAATGGCAGAGGAACGTATTGCAGAAAGAATAGATGCTAACTTAATGAATGTACCTATTGACCAATTAGAGAATTTGTCAAAGGATATGTTTGACAAGAAGATGCATAAGCTAACCGACAAAGGTGTTGGTAAATTAATTGTAAAAGAGTATCCCACGGGGGCAGCAAGTTCTATTCACTTTAGAGCTTTATTAAAAGAACTTAAGATTAAAAGAGACTTTACACCTGATATGATATGTATTGATTATTTAAATATATGTGCCTCTTCAAGAATGAAGGCTATGGGTGGTGCAATTAATTCATATATTATGGTTAAAGCAATAGCCGAAGAATTGCGTGGCATGGCAGTAGAGTATAACTTACCTATTGTTACTGCCACACAAACCACTCGTTCTGGATTTGCTAGTTCAGATATAGGATTGGAAGATACATCTGAATCATTTGGTTTACCGGCAACGGCAGACTTAATGTTTGCTCTTATATCTACAGATGAGTTAGAAGACTTAAACCAAATAATGGTTAAGCAACTTAAAAATAGATATAATGACCCAACAGGTGCAAACAAAAAGTTTGTTCTGGGTATAGATAGAGCTAAGATGAGATTATATGATGTAGAAGATACTGCGCAAACTCTTAATGTAAGAGACGAGCCAGCAGAGATAAATAAATATGAGGGATTTAGTTATGACTAATTATCAAAATGTGAATTCAATTTCACCACAAGTTTGGGGACAACGATATAGAGATTTGGCAAAAGAAATATCTACATGGTCTAAGGACCCGAGCACGCAGGTTGGTGCAGTTATTATTGGTAAGGGTGGTCAAGTATTAACCCAAGGCTATAATGGTTTCCCAAGAAGAGTACGTGATACCGAAGATAGATGGGCTGATAGGGAAAGAAAATATGAGTTAGTTGTTCATGCAGAAATGAATGCTATATATAATGCTTCTCTTACTGGTGTATCTTTAAAGGGTGCTACGTTATATGTTTATGGATTACCTATTTGTAATGAATGTGCTAAGGGTATTATCCAAGTTGGAATTAGAAAAGTCATTGCGACAAGACCTAAAATATATAATTCGCAATGGGATAAATCAAATAAACTTGCTGAAAAACTATTCAGTGAGGCCGAAGTAATGTATTTAATAGATGTAGAAGATGAGTAAACTATCAGACAACGCAAAAAATAAAGCTTATAAGTATAAGAAATTCTGGGATGGATTGCCAGAGGTTGTTCATAGTAAAGACCACCCTCATGACTATGTTGATTTATTTAGAAAATTAAATCCTATTGACCCTAAGACAGGTCACCCAAAGGATGATGATGATGAGTAAGACATTGATACCACACGTAATATATAGAAGAGACCATAATAAAAATATAATCTCTAAAAAAAGATTAAGTCATGGTACATTTAGATGTAAGCGTCATCCGAATTCTAAGAGGTGTACAAGTGGACATCGATGATACAAAGGAATGGATAGCAACAATAATAATATTACCAATCTTTATAGTTGCCTTTATAATATTATATATTATTATGATTGTTATATCTTTAGCGGCAATGGTAATTGATTGGTGGGTAGCAATACCTTATGTAAGAAGAAATGGAGTGAAAAAGAAATGAAAAAATATTGGATAATTGGTTTCCTATTGGTTTGGTTTGGTTTATTTTATGGAACAAATGCTTTAGCTGGTTCTGGTGCTGTAGTAACAGACCATTACAAAGAAGTTGTCTATGTAGAACCATATACAATTGAAGTATGTGAACAACAACAAGTGGCAAATCCAGATGACTTAATCAATAGCGCATTTTGGGGAGCAATCTTCGGTGCAGTTGTTGGTGATGCTATCGATGAAGATAGTGGTAAAGTACCTGGAGCTATTATAGGTGCAGCGCTTGGCGCAGAAGAAGCTAAAAAGAATAGCACTACCACAGCTATGGTTTGTAAACAAGAGACTAGACAACAAAGAACTGTACGCAATGTGTATAGTCATTCAACAATTGAATTTGAATACGAAGGTTCTTATTATGAAGTCAACTTTACTAAAAGATAACGTACCATTTAAAAAATGGACTTTTGTAGATCAACCTACTAGAGATGATGAGCATTGGTATATACGATTAACAGGTGGTGAATTCCACAATGTTGTTTATCGATATATGAATGTTAAAATAAACTCAACAACTGAGTCGATAAACTTTGACTATGAGATAGTAGATTATCCAGGAGATAATCCTCATGGTAGACCTGAATTTAATGCTGCAGCAGGAGATATATTAAAAAGCGTCTTAGAAGATGCTATGGAGAAAGAGGACTTTATATTAGGTCCTAAAAAGTAATGAATATAAAAGAAACACTGACGATATTGTCAGAAGAGTGCGCGGAAGTAATACAAGCAAACTCTAAATTAATTAGATTTGGTCCATACGATGCAGATAATGTGGCTGAATTAGAAAAAGAACTAGGTGATATAATGGCTATGATACTTATACTTGATTATTATGGCTATGTTTCAACAAAAAACATCACAGACAATGTTGTTCCTAAGCTGACAAAGCTAAAAACGTACAGCAAAATTAGAAACCTCAATAAAATCATTAAAAACTTGTAAACATATAAATACCTGTATATCCATAACTTATATAAGGGTTTTTAATGCAATCATTTAAGATTTTTGAGGGAAGAAATGACCCCTCAATATTCCACGCAGTATTTATGTGCGGCTCTCCTGGTGCCGGTAAATCTCACGTTGCAGAACAGCTAGCATTACCTGGCCAGCTTGGATATAAATCTATTAACTCAGACCATGAGTTTCAAAAGTATATGAAAGATGCTTTTTTAGACTTAGTATTAAATGTTGACCAACAATTTCAAAGAGATGTAGTGAGAAATGTTGCAAAAAGACATAGTCAAGCAAAGAAAAGACACGCAGAGATAGGCAGATTAGGTCTTGTCATTGATGGTACTGCTCGTAATGTTGGTAAAATTAAATCTCAAAAGAAAGAATTAGAAGCAAAGGGTTATGAATGTGCTATGGTATATGTCTCAACACAATTAGAATATGCTATTGTATCAGATGATATTAGGGGTGCAACTGGTGGTAGGTCACTAGGACCAGAAATGATAACTAAAATGCATAAAGATGTTGTAAAAAATATTAATGTATATCAAAGAATGTTTGGTAAATTATTTTTTGAAATAGATAATTCAGTATGGGAGAAGACTCCACATCTAACAAATAAATTATTTGGTGTGCTTTCTAGATGGTCTAAGAAATTTCCAAATAATAAAATAGCAAAACAATGGATGAAAGATAACTAATGCAAGGATTTAGAGAACACACAAACGAAGCAACTGGAATGAGATTAGTTGATTTACTTCCTAAAAAAGTAAAGCGTAAAATCTATAGAATAGCTCATGCCGATAAGTACAAAGGTGCATTAGCAATGTATCGTTCGTTTAAGAAAAATTCTGATATGCAAAAACGAGGTGTATCTGACCAAAAAATGAGAGACATTGCAGCTGACCATTTTAAATTAAGTCATAGAGAGTTTGCTAAAGTATTAAATAGAAAGACACGATATGAAGCATTTAAAATAACAGAAGCCGTATATGACATACGACCACAAGTAGTTGGGGATATTAATAAATTAAATAATTATTCTGCTGACCAAAAGAAACATATTAAAAAATTATATAAACACATAAAGAGTACATATCATGTTGCTAATCCTTTAATATTCAGTGATGATGGTGGTCCAATTAAAATTCAAAGAGAATTAGAGAGACAATTTACTTTAAGTGATATAAAAAAAGAATTAGAAATTAAATTAAGTCTTAAATTTGGTACAGGTTCTGCAGCTAAAGTATCTAGTATGAAAGAATTTGGTATTAGTAATCCAACAGAATTTTTAGAGTTTATGCAATCGATAGGATTTTATTTAAAAACTGATTTGAATGTAAGTAATTTTGTTAAGACTCTTAAAGGTCAGAAAATTTATGGTGATTTTGCAATACGTGAATTCATTAATAATTGGGATGACTTTGTAGACTTTTGTTATAATGATAAAGGCCTTCAAGATGATGTTATTATGTTGGTTAATGGTTCATATCATTATAAAAAAGAAATTGGATTTAAGAAACCATATATAATTTGGACTAATATTAGTAGTTACTATAAGGCTTTAAAAAATAAAGAAGGTATTATAGGTGATGTTAAACCTAATACTGCTGACTGTGTTCTTATCGATGTAACAGCAAAAGAATTATATGATGCATTAAGAACTGATGAGCCTATAGTAAGTGATGAAAAGACTGGTAAATTATCTTGTGATGGCATTGAATGGTATCAAATATCTTTAAAGAAATCTAAAGGTGGTGCAAAGCTTGGTAAGATTACAAAACTTATTAAAGGTAAATATGATGTTGGAAAAAATGCTGATGAAGCTGGCATTTATTTTGAAGAGTATTTAGATGAAGCAGTATTTAGAGATGCTATGGCTAAGGCTAAACAAATGGGTAAAGATGCTCTAGGCAAATTTAAACAAGCTGCAGCGCAAGCAATTAAATTTACAAGAGGGATTCTTGCCTCTATAGGAAAATTAATGAAAAGAGAAGAAGCAGCCGAATTAAGATTTATTAATAATCTCACAAAGAGAGCTTTAAGAGAAGGTACATTAAATGAAAGACCAGGCCAGAAAGAACAGATGGATGCTATTGTTTCAAATAAACAATTAGGTAGGGACTATACTAAACACGTTAATAAATCTTATAAAGATGTAAAGGTAGTAAACAATGATGTAATAGCTATGCATAAAGCACTTGGTAGACCAATGGTCAGTGGAGAATCCATAGACTTCTTAGTTGGTAATGTAATATCATTTAATATTATAAACAAAATTGTAGATGATGTTAATAAAAATGGTATTAAAGTTGTTAATGAATTAGTTAGGTCTATGGCTATGGGTGATACTAAGTTGCCAGTTGTTAAAGTATATGGTAATGCATCTAAAGCTGACTATGAAATTATAAGTGTTGCATCATTAAAGCAAGGCAATCCAAAATTAAACAAAGAGCAAGTAAAGATATTGCTTGTTGATATACATCCAAAGAGAGAATATTTTGTAATTAATTTATACATATTTGCTGAGATAGCTGATGACCATCCAAAATACCATAAGATATCATTTAAGAAATCTGGTGCAGGGTTTACATTTGACATTGAAGGTGCAGCGACACAACGTGGAGATAAGATAACAAATTTCAAAGGATTATTCGAATGAATTTAAAGAGACACATACAAGAAGCTAAGAATACACACATGATCCATATAGAAGATATGGTCATAGATGGCGGCGTGAAAGGGGCACGTGCGGCTATCTTTGCCCTACGCGATTTAAGAGATATGTTAGCTGGTAATACGAATGTTAATAAAGCAGTTACAGTTAAATGGGATGGAGCTCCGGCAGTATTTGCTGGTATTGACCCAGAAGATGATAAGTTTTTTGTTGCAAAGAAAGGAATATTCAATAAAAACCCTAAGGTATATAAGAGCGTTAAAGATGTTAAGGCCGATACCTCAGGTGATTTAGCAGCAAAACTTACAGTAGCATTTCAAGAATTTAAAAAACTTGGCATAAAGAAAGGAGTCTACCAAGGTGATATTATGTTCACTAAAAAAGACTTAAAGAGACAAACAATTGACGGACAGAAGTATATAACCTTCCATCCGAACACTATAGTATATGCAGTACCTATTGAAGCAGCGAAAGAGATTCAGCGAGCAAAGATTGGAGTAGTGTGGCATACTTATTATCAAGGTGCGACCTTTGAAAAAATGAATGCATCCTTTGGTGTAACCACTGGAGCATTTAAAAAACCTAGGAGTGTATGGCAGAAATCTGCTAACTTCCCAGATATTTCTGGTCTCGCTACATTAACCAAAAGGGAAACAGATGAAATTACCAAACACATATCAAACGCTGGAAAACTCTTTCAGAAAATCTCCGCTAACGCGCTTAAAGACGTATCTACAGATACAGATATTAATTTATTTATTAATACCTTTCGAAACACGAAGGTTAGAGCGCAAAGTGAAATTAGCGACACTAAAGCGCATGCAAAAGAACTAGTACAATGGATTCATGATAGATATGACAAAGAAATAGACCGATTAAAGAGCCAAGCTGGTAAAGATAGAAAGAATAATTCTAAGATTGCCGCACTTCAATGGTTCAATGATGACAATACAACTAACTTAATCACTATGTTTGACATGCAGAATGAGCTTGTCAATGCCAAGCGAAAGTTATTAACACACCTTGACTCCATGGATAGTATAAATACATTTGTAAAGACTAAAGATGGGTTTAGAGTAACAGGAGCTGAAGGATATGTTGCAATAGACCATTTAACTGATGGTGCAGTCAAAATTGTTGACAGAATGGAGTTCAGTTATAACAATTTTAGTAAAGATATTATTAAAGGGTGGGAAAGTGAGTCGCGATGAGACTAAAAAATTTTGTATGGACCTTTGAGGGTGCGTTATCTTCAGAGGAATGTGATAGAATAATTAAATATGGTTTAACACAAGATCCAATCCCAGCAAAAACTGGTAAAGGTAATGTTAGTGTTAATAGAGATTCAGAAGTAACATGGTTATATGACAAATGGATTTTAGATTTAATAAATCCTTATGTTGATATAGCAAATACAAGCGCGGGCTGGAATTTCCAATGGGAACCAGTACCACAGCTTCAATTTACAAAATATGGAGTAGGCCAATTTTATAATTGGCATAGAGATACATTCTCTAGGCCTGGTAAAGATGGTAAAATAAGAAAATTAAGTGTTACTGTAAATTTAAATGATGGGTATGAAGGTGGTGATATGTACTTCGACCCTGAAAATAAATATGGGATTACTAATCCTGTATTATGTGAACAACTAAAGCCGAGGGGGTCTATATCCGTGTTCCCTTCTGATATATGGCATAAAGTGGATAAAGTAATAACTGGTACAAGATACTCGCTGGTTATGTGGTTAAAAGGAGAACCATTCAAATGAAGACATTAAAAACACACATAAACGAAGCTAGTAAAGTAACAGATAAATCTAAAATATCTGATGAAGGCTGGCATGGGTATGGTCAAAGAAACCAAAATTGGCAAATAGCAATTACAAATTTTCTTAAGAAAGACCCAAAAATTAAAGCACACATTGCTGGTTCATCAATCTATTTTGATGATACAGACTTAGTAGTAGGTAGCGATACTGTTATGACACTCAGCTCAAAGGGTGATGGTCGTAGAGAAACAGTTGCTGATATGAAGAAAGCTATTCTAAAATCACCTGCTCGTATAGACCCAAATAAACCAGCTGCTCCTGGTGAGAAAAAGTTTGGCAGATTTAATGTTAAATTACCTACAGAAATGCAAGGTGCTTATGGTGGCGATGCGGTTAAGATTGAAAATCCACGGGCAATTATTAAAACAGATATAGATAGTGCAAAAGAAATACAACGTACTATTAAAGCAAAGGGTGTTAAGTTCCGTATGATGAAACGTAAAGACCATGTTGCTGTATACATTGATGCAGATGATGGTGCGTTACTTGATGCTGCACTCAAAAAAATTAAGAGGATAAAATAATGGCAGACAAACCAATAAACACACAACATGCATTGAAACAAATGGGTAATAGGCCTATACCATATACAGATGTTAATGAGGCTAAAAGGATAAGACCAATAAAAGGTCTTTGGACACCAGCACAAATGAAACAACAAGTCAAACGTATTGAAAAAGCATTTCTTGAGTTTGGACAACATTGTGATTTTCTATTTCAAATGGATGCTGATGTCGGACCATCGGGTGGTGATAATTCCGGAAAGTACTGGGATGTTTATTCCAAACTTGACAAAGCAAATAAAGAAATTATGCAAGCATTATATGCAGCTAAGAGAGTAAAGCACCCAGACTAATGGCTAGATTGCATACATTTAAGGAACACCTTCTCAAAGAGGCCGCGACTAAAACGGTCACGGTAAACTTTGGTCGGTTTAATCCTCCTACTATTGGACACGAAAAACTTTTAGATGTAAGTATGTCTAAAGGTACAGGTGACCATAGGGTATATGCAAGCCAAACCTCAGGTAATAAAAAGAATCCATTAGATTGGAGAACTAAAGTTAAGTATATGCGTAAAGTATTTCCTAAGCATGCGCGTCATATACTTATGGATAAAAAAGTTAAGACAATTTGGGATGTAGCGGTAACCGCTTATGAAGATGGATATACAGAATTTGAATTAGTTGTTGGTGATGATAGACACCAAGAATTTGTTAAACTTTTAGATGATTTTAATGGTAGAAAAGCTAGACACGGATTTTATGAATTTGATGTAATAGATGTTATGAGTGCCGGTGTAAGAGACCCAGATGCTGAAGGTGCTGAAGGTATGTCAGCCTCTAAGATGAGAGCAGCGGCCGCAG